CATTAAAGTCAATGTTATTGAAAATAAATTCTCTTCTTGGCTGAACATTTTCACCCATGAGGTCCTCTAAAAGATAAAGACTATCTTCTGTAGGAATTAATTGCTCCATTCTTTGAAATTCTTCGGTAAACATTGATCTACGAGCTTGTTCTTCGGACAGGGCGCCGAGTCCTTTGTTACGCTGAACCTCACCTTTTACTTTGCCTTTTGCTTTAGCAAATTCATTATCAGTGAAATAATATGATTCATTTTTACCTTGTTTTACAATGTAAAGTGGTGAGCGTAACCAGTATAAACGCCCTTCATCTAAAAACTCTGGTGCTAAATAGCGGAGCGCTGCCATTATCAAAAGACCGATATGACTACCATCGCTATCTGCATCAGTACAAATAGCAACTTTTCCATATCTTAATTTATTACTATTATATTTTCCTGGTACTATATTCATAGCACTAAGGAAAAGTTTAATTTCTTCATTCTGAAAAATCTTTTCATCAGGATTGCTCAAACAGTTAATCATCTTACCACGGAGAGCGAGTATCCCATATTTGGTTACATCCCGTGCGACCGCCATTGAAGCTGCCGCAGAGTTGCCTTCTACGAGAAGAAGTGTCGATTTCTCTCCAAGAAATTCTGCATCTTTCAGCTTATCTGATGCGAAAACTTTTTTCTTCTGATTCTTCTCAATTTCTTTTCCAGCTTCTAATACTTGCTTACGGGCACGCTCGGCCGCCCTTTCAGCTTTTAATTCTTTTGTAAGTAAGGTTAGAATCTGTTCAAACTCTGCAGGATGTCGTCTGCTAAAATCTTCTAACATCTGTGTCGTCGCACGCTGCGCCAGGCCGCGAAGTTCGGGATTGTTAACTTTTGTCTTCGTTTGATTGGCGAATGAAGGATTTGGTACTTTACAATTTACAATATAATAAAGACCACCGCGTGCAATGTCAGCTGCAAATTCTCCTTTGAATTTCTTTTTAAAGAAATTAGTTATAGAAGTCCTTACTCCTGTAAGCGAGGTGCCACCTTCTGAATTTGCAAGTCCATTAGTAAATACATACCAATGTTCATTGCGGGCGGCCGCCCACTGCATAGCAACTTCACATTCAATTCCGTTTTCTTCTACTGAAATGTAAAGTGGGGTTTTGTGAATTGGTTTATCTATTGAATCTTTAAGATAATCTAATATTCCATTTTCAGATTTATATTTAACTCTTTCTCCAGTAATATTGTTAATAAGAACAAATTCTACTCCTTTGGTGAGGTAAGACCAATTCTTACACATTTCTTTTAAATCGGAAAATTTAATTTCAATAGGCTCTAAATTATACACTTCTGGTGAAGGAATAAAGCTTACTACCGTACCTGTTTTTAAAGAGTCGAAATCTTCAATTTCAAAAGATTCTTTAATACCTTCTTTTAAAACTAATGTAGCATGGGCGCAATCTCTATAAGAATCTGCTTGAAAATAAGATGATGATAAAGCTACACCTTTTGATCCTATTCCATTCATACCAGCTACATTTTGATAAATTTTTTCATTAAATTTACCACCAGTATGAGGCATTGTATAAATAGCTTCCATGGCTTCCGTGCCGTCATCTCTAATACCAAAAGGAACTCCACGAGCATTATCGGTTACGGTAACCATGTTATCTTTATCCAATTCAATAACAATAAGGTCGCCGTAACCCATTGTTGCTTCGTCTATGGAGTTTGTAATAATTTCACGAACACATTGGAGAACGCCTTGGTTATCGGCGCTCCCCATGTACATTGCAACACGCTCTCTTATAGCATCTCTAAATGATAATGTTTCTATTGATTTCGCATCGTAATTCATTAAAATCTCCTTTATACAGGAACACTAATAATTTCATCACAGATTCCGCACTGTAATGCGTCTTCTGCAAGGAACCACCAGTCATCTTTTTGATGGATTGTATATTCTTCTTCGGTTATATTAGTGTATCTCAAAGTAATAGTTTTTAATTTTTGTAAAAGTTTTTTATAAAATTCTGCCCAATTGTTAAACTTATTTGCATCACCGTAGTTACCTACAGAACCTTCATGGAATAAGAAGGTTGAATTTTCATAGGCAAGGCGCTTATGGCCTGCGATATAGATGAAGAAGCCTCCACTATATGCCATTCCTGTGTTGATTGTAATTACAGGAGTATTGGAATTTCTGATGCTGTCAATGATTGTGAGAGTGGCTAATACGTCACCGCCACCAGAATTGACATAAATTTTAATTGGTTCTCTTTCTTCAATAGGAACTTGTTCTTCATCATCTAATCTGTTAAAGAAACGAATATAGTTATCTACTGCATCTGCAAAGTCGCTATCAATTGCACCAAGATGTAGTCGACGTGTTAGAGCATTGTCTAAATCAACTATGTCGGTGAAATCATACTGGTCTTTGTCAGAATCAATGATACTTTGAATTAGTGTTGAAATTTTAGTCTTGTCCATAAAATTATCTCCTATTATTTTTTCTTTGCATTTAATGCAAAGTTTATATTCAAATACTTTTTTTGAACGTTACATGAATATAAGGTTCGGTTTCACCATCCCAAGTAAATTCTGGGGTATCTCGTCTAAACGAATATAAATGATACCCTTCTTTAATCAGTTCTGCTGCGCGAAGAATAGTATCTTCCGCTTCTTCAAATTTAATATGAAATTCAATTTCTGAAACTTTATTTCTCATTTTTGCTCCTTTCTAAAGTTTTTTTATATTGATTCATTTTATATTCCCTCAATTCTTTGCAGTAGAATTCACAACGAAGTGGGTTTTTCTTACGATTATTTTGTTTGTCATAATAGTTACAAGTATTACATTGTTTAATCACAATATTAAAATGTACTGCTTTATTCTTCATTTTCTTCCTTTTTATACCCTGGTGGAATAAATTTATCCGCAGGTCGCCAACGCCACCCATCATTCTCCCAAATTAAAAAATAGGTAAAATGGAAGGGAGGTTCACAATAGGTGTCAAGAACTTGATAGATTTTATTAGTATCTTTTCGTTTAGCTTTGAACATTGGAATTTCTCCTTTCTATTCGTATATTATAAGTATATCAGAAGAAGGATGAAAAGTCAAATTATTAGATTTGATTGAGTGATTTGGGACTTATTTAAAGAGAAGTATATATTGGCTATTTAAAGGAGGAGAAAAATGGCAACTAAAGAAAAAATAATTGATTATATAATGTCAACTCCACATAATACCAATTGGGCTGTTTTATTATCTATGCTTGGAGAGGGAAATTGGGATGAATTAAAAAAATATGTGGAAACAACCCCGTATAATATGAATAGAAGTGTATTAGAAAGTTTTTTTGAAGATATTAGTAGCACATTAGCAGTAGTTGGTAGTGCAATTGTTGGACAGGTGGTGATTTAATATGGCATATGAAAAACAAACATGGACAAACGGCGATTTAATTACCGCCGAGAAGTTGAATCATATAGAAGACGGCATTACCCAAGGCGGTGCGTTAACGGTAATTGAAACCGTTACTGAAGATTCTCACGGAAATGAAGTCAGAACACTCGACAAAACGTATAACGAAATCGCCTCTGCCGATACGGTAAGAATCAGATATGACAATCCAAGAGGACTTACCCTGTTCTATACCATCAACGGTATGGCAGAGGGCGATGAGCAATACCCATATTACGTTGCTGCGGTTGATGTCACCAACGATGAGGGAACGGTGCGTGTAGAAAAATATGAATACTATGCGGATTCCGCTGATGGTGTATTAAGCACCCAACATAACGAATAAACATAACAAAGAAAGGAAGATAAAACTATTAATTATAAAATAAAACTTTATAAATTTATGCAATTTGTATTTAGTGAAATTTATAGAAATAAATTTACTATGTATTATAAAATGACTAGAAGGAGAGACAGAAATGAGTAAAGAAAAAGTTATAGATTATGTTATGAATACTCCGCAAAATACAAATAGAGCGGTTTTGGAAAGTTTATTAAATGACTCAAGTGGTAGTGATGAAAGTGAAGGTGAAACTAATTATTTCAATGGTGAGTTTAGACCTTATTATGATTTTGACTATGGAGAATATGATTATAGCGGAATAGCTGGAATATTTTTAGATGTTGTTATTCCTGAAACAATTAAGTTTATGGGAGAGCAAGCATTTGGAGGTAATAAGGCTCTTAGAAGCATTACCCTTCCTGAAGGAATGAAAGCTGTCACCGATGAAGTATTTACAGGTTGCGAAGCCTTAACAACTATTGTATTACCTTCGACTATCACTACTATTAACAACGCAGCCTTTGATGGCTGTTCAGCTTTAAAACATATTCATTTACCAGCTAATATAACTCGTATAGCCGATACAGCTTTTAGAGGTGTTCGCGACGTAGTTATTGATTGTGAGTTTGCTGATGGCGCAGTATCTGGAGCTCCATGGGGAGCAACAAATGCAACAATTAATTATAATGTATCGCATGAATAATTATTAAATAAGATATGAATTATATTTAATAATTTAAGTAGGAGGTGGCTAATGAAAATTAAAAATTATTTAGATAAAAACTATTCCAATATTAACTGGAATATACTTTCTCAACTTTTTGAAGAAGAAGAAATTGAATTGACGGAGGAAATTAGAGATTATTTAAATACAACTCCGTGGAATACAAACGAAAATATATTGGCTAATTGGGGTATTGTAGGTGAAAGTGATTCAGAGCCTTCCGAATCTTTTACAGTAACATATACTGTACAGACTAACGCCCAGCAAGCAGGCTATGCAAACGGTACTTTACCCAAATGGTTTACTGATGATGAAATAACTGTTATTTTTGAGGGTGAAACATATACAGTACCTAAAAAAGTTGAAAGTCTTTATAACGTAGATACTATTATATATGGTGATATATTTGGAGATGGATCACCAAGATTTACTGACTATCCATTCTGTATTAAAAGTGCAGTCGGTGGAGAAACAATAAACCCGAACTGGAAAGCAATTTTTAGCACCCAAGAAGCTGGAACTTATGAGGTTACTATTACTTATTCTACAGAAACCGATACTGAACTTTAATTTTAAAATTAAAAATTTAATTAAGTATAAAAATAAAAAGACGAGTTACTAAACTCGTCTTTTATATTTAATAAATAACTTCGCTTATTGAGTCTTACTCCCAATTTACAATTTTCTTCTTCGCTTTCTTCTTCGGCGGCATTTTTGCCCAAATTAAATAGTCTTTCGCACGGGTGGCCGCCACATAGCAAAGTCTTGCCTCATCATCATTATAAGCCCGTATATTATACGATAATACGCACGGAGCTTCCATGCCTTTGGCGCTATGTGCAGTAAGCACCTTAATCGTATTCTCTTCCATTTTTTTATTAATTTCCGAATTTGTTAAATCTGATTGTTTAAACGTATCGGTTGGAATATTTTTTTTATCAAATAAGAATTGAAAAAGCTCTACATCTTTATTTGTTCTACATAATACGAACCAGTCACCCCACTTGGCGCCGAGCTGATTGTTTGTACGAATGAGTGATTCTACTGCTTCAGATGGAGTGTAATTTCCTTCTAACACATGAATTAAATTTCCATCGTCAGCGTGCCGCATTGGTATTGAATCGTCGTTATAATCTGGACCCAACCGATATAAAAACTTTTTTGCAAAACGTAAAATATCAGACACATTTCTAAAATTCTGTGTCATTTTATATACGGTTACATCGGGTTGATTCCATAGATTAATTAAATAATTTGGATCAGAACCGTTAAACGTAAAAATTGTTTGTTTTATATCTCCTACATACATATAGTTTTTTGGATTAATAAGCTCGAAAAATTCAAACTGCGCTTTTGTACTATCCTGTGCTTCATCTAATAGTAAATAATCAACTTCTTTAATACAATTTAAATTATGTTTAATCTCTTCAAATAAATCATCAAATCGTTCTTGTTTTATAATATCAGTTGTATCTACCGCGCCGCCGCGGAGTAAGTAATTACAGTATGAATGTACAGTCCCGATGAACAATCCATTCGGAAATCCTAATCGCTCATACATTACTGAAGCAGCATTGTTTGTAAAAGTAATTGCTACAATTTTAGATGGATCCACGCCTTTATTAAGTAAATATCTTATTCTTTCTACAATTACCCTACTTTTTCCACTCGCCGCGCTGCTAAGTACAACTACTTTAGGTTCTTCTGTTGTAATAATTTGTTTTTGAATGTTAGTTAATTCCATTTTATTCTCCTTCGCTGTCGCGTTTATTTATTCTTATCTCCACTATTGGAGTTAAGTCCGAATCTATCACTTTTAAACCATCGAATATAATAGGCTTCTCGTTCTCGTAATTTATCTTTTTCTACTTCTTCTAAAATTTCAAAAAAGAAATTTTCTGGACCATCTGTACTCATTGCTTTATGAAATTGAGAATTTGCCAAAGTACCAACGCCTAATGCTGTTTTTACATGGTCTTGGAAACGACGATCAAATGAAGTCGTTTGTCCTATATATAATTCATTAGTTTTCATTCGTGTAATTTTGTATATACCACTTTTATCTCCATCTGGAAGTAAGCGTTTACGTAGCTCTGCTAACGGTTTTTGATAATATCCAGACCAAATAATTTTATTAATTACTTCTGGGTGTCGTAAGCGTGGTGCCATACTACGTAAAAGTTCTACATCATCTTTATCGTTTGAATCAAGTTGAATACGATAGAAGTCTTGTTCTTCTTTGAGTTTCCGCCGACGAAGTATTTCCATATTTATAGCTGCGCGCTTCTTACGTTCAATTTCTAATTCAGCTTTGATTTCTTCAATTTGATTTTTCATTACATCTTCAGTACGTTTTAATTGTTCTTGAAGTTCAGCGCTTGCTTTTTTCATAGAATCATTATGTTCTGCTATTGCTTTAGCATTTTCCAATCGCTTACGTTGTTCGTACTCTGCGGCGGCGCTATCAATTTCTTTAATCTTTCCTTCTTTATATAGATCTAAGTCTTGATTAACTTCATTATATCGCTTTTCTTTCTCTTTTAAATTAGCTTCAAGGAAATCAATCTTATCCTTAAAAGATTTCTCTGCACCTTCGCGCTTAATACGTATCTTATCATCTAAATTTCTCTCTTCCTCACTCCATTCTTTTTTAAAATATTCTTTTATTTCTTTCTTTTTTAAATTTTCTAATCTAATTTTTTCATTTGACAGTCTTTGTACACGTTTATTTTCTCTTCCATAAATAATAATTAATACTATAATAATAAGAATACTTAAAAAAAGAGAAGCAAATAAAATTTCATAAGTCATATTTACTCTCCTATATTTACTCTTATCTTTTCTCTATTATAGTATAACAAATTTTCAAACCTACTGTCAAATTTTTCTATTTTGCCAATCTTTGTCGTTTTTCCAGCGATTTTTTGCCAGGAATTTAGAGTCGAATAGGTCGGCCGCGGAGTGAATATTTTCAATCTCCCAATAGGGGATGACGTAAATTGGTATATTATGTGCAAGACAATAGCTTATCTTACGTCTATCTCTTTCTTTTGCACTTTCGAACTGTGCGCGATTGCGA